GGATTTACGATTTCATTCTGGCCTCGAATACTTCCAAGATGGGAGGCTGACCGGCAAGCACCCGGCAATGATCGGCATGGTTCTGGATGCGGCAGGGAGGGGCGTAGCGATCCACAGAACATACCTCAAGAAAGGCGGGAAGGCTGATGTCGAAACGCCGCGCAAAATGTCAGCCGCGCTTGCGCCTCTCGCTGGCTGTGCGATCCGGCTTTATCCGGTAACAGGCGAAATAATGGGCGTTGCAGAGGGCATAGAGACGGCTTGCAGCGCGCATGACAAGTTCGGCATTCCTGTGTGGTCATGTATCAACACAACTCTATTGGAGCAGTTCACCCCGCCTGAAGGAATCAAAAGCGTAGTTATCTTTGGTGATCACGATGCCAACTTTGCGGGACAGAAATCGGCTTACGCGCTGGCTCATAAACTGGCGATGAAAGGGCTATCTGTGGATGTGCGCGTACCTGAATTGCCGGGAGATTGGAATGACTAGCGACTTCCTCCAAGCCCGCGCCCCTCTTGCCTGCTCAGGCTGCATCCATACCTTTGTGGCACTCGGACAGAAGCGGTGTGACCTGGGCGAGCGGTGGGGCTGGAGATGCACTAAATATCGGATAACTGCGAAGGAGAATAAATAGTGTGGGATTTTATCCTGGTTGGATTCTTGTCTTTCATGCTCGCCTTCATGTTCTTCGCCGGGGATAACGCAAAACAAACAATAGGAATGCAGGTGGGTGCATGGTCAATATTCGTATTGGCGGCGTTTCTCGGTTACATGGCGGGGCAATCATGACACGTAGCCAGCTACCCGCTTCCGGCCTTACGGTAGGCGAGTTGATAGATCTGCTCAGGCAAAGCGGAGACGGTTCTCAACGAGTCGTGCTTTACGTCAGGGCTGGCGACAAATGGCATGACGTAATTGGAGCCGGGATTGACCCGTATGGGTTTTCGTGTGAGTTGAGAATCGATGAGGGGGTTTACAGGTGAGACGCGCGGCAAAGGTGGATTCGAATCAGCCTGCATTGGTGGAGGCATTCCGCAAGATGGGCTGTTCCGTTCTGATCGTCGCGCAACTAAAGCAATGCTGCGACATTTTCGTTTCCAAGAACCTAAAAACCGCAGCGGTGGAAATAAAAGACGGAACTTTACCACCGAGCAAGAAGATGTTGACAGAGGGTGAATTGAAGTTCGCGCAAACTTGGAAAGGAATGTACTTCATTGTTGAGGATTTGTCAGGAGTGCAACTTGTCGTGAGGAATTTGGAATCGTGAACCATATTGTTGACGCCAACAAAAAGGTAGGTCCGGAATGGGATAAGGAAGGGAACCCGCTGAACCTCGCGGCGGCGGCTGAAGATGCATATGAGTGGCTGAAAGTGTTTTCATCCCCATCTTATTCGACCAATGAAAAGCTCATGAGCGCGAGAAAAGAGCTGAGGAAGTTTCTCGATGAATAAGAAAATCATCTTCCTGATCGACTCCCGCCGTAAAGACTACGCGAAGCAGTGTATCGACAAAGCGCAAGAGAATGACGTTTGCACGATCCAAGAAAAGAATCGCACGTTAGAGCAAAACGCTGCTCAGTGGCCCGTACTCGAAGCGCTCGCAGCTCAGCGTCAATGGCCGGTAAATGGATCTATGGTCTACATGTCGGCAGAGGAATGGAAGGACGTTCTGACCGCTGCATTCAAGGAAGAGACGGTAAGGCTTGCATCTGGATTACGCGGTGGTGTTGTGATGCTCGGTAGTCGCACAAGCAAGTTCGGCAAAAATGAGTTCAGTGAGTGGCTTGAGTTCCTGTATGACACATCCATCGAATTAAACGTTGAGATTCGGGAGTATGCGTAATGGGATACACAATTATCGACAAGTGCCACGAGGATATGAACCTACCTCAGACACCAGAGAACGTGAAGGCGGTGAGGGTGAGGGCTGGATGGACTGTTTCAGAGGCTGCTTATGAATCTGGAGTCCGCTATGACTTCTGGTCAGAAGTAGAGGCAGGAACAAAAAAGCTTCCTGATAAAGTGTGGCGCAAGTTCCTTGACGCCGCCGGTCGGCGTGTCTTCGACCATGAGTAAAGCCGCCAAAGAGCATATAGGCCGCGTCAAATCGCTTCCATGCGCTCTATGTGGCGCTCATGCACCTTCTGATGCTCACCATATATTGGAAGGCCGCATACAGGGCCGTAGGTCAGCAGACTTCGCAACGATACCGCTTTGCAAAGACTGCCACCAAGGTGCGCGTAATGGAGTTCATGGCGAGCAGATCATGCTTAAGGTAATGAAGGAGACTGAACTGAGTTTGCTGGCTCAGACGATTGAAACTTTATACGGGAGGGCGTGAGTGTCTGAAGAAACCGCTTATCTGGCCATGAATTTGACAAGCTTCATCGTGGCGGTATTTTTCGTTACTCGCCGGGTTATCGAGGTTGAGCGCGAAGAGGCGAGGTGGCTGTGAAATCCTCAGCCCTCCCCTCATGGATGTATGGAAGTCCCCTTGACATTATCGACGGACAACGCGCGCAGGAAAAGCGTAAGAAACGGGAAGCCGAGCGGAGTAGGCGGCATAAAAGTATGAGGATAAAGGCAATCACTCGGAAGTTGATACAAGGAGGCGGTAATGCGAATAGCAAGTGAAATAGAGATTGCCGAGCCACTGAGCCGCCTGGAAGTTCTTCTCCAGACCTGGGCTGATTGGATGCGCCGGGAAACGTCTACGGCAAGGGGTTATCCCGTTCGCTCATGTATGTTTGCAGGCTACGGAGACAGCACCGTGAAGGACATGGAGCATAGTAGCGATCACTGGCTAGCAGAGGCCATAGACGCGATTATAAGGGGTCTTCCCGAGCAGGAGAAGTCGGCTATCTGTCATCAATACCTTGATTCAAAGTACCGGTATCAAATCGTGTTTTATGCACCAACGCTTTACAATGCAAGACAGTTAATTCAAGCAGCAGTTGACAAAAAGGGTATTTGGTAAATAATGCTTGACACAGTAACGCAAATATGGGATAGTTGTAACAACAGCCATATTGCGCCCAAAATTCAATAATAAGGAGCGTAAAAATGTTAGCTAATCGATTTATCAGCGTCACAATCCTATCAGTAATACTGTTCGCGATGGGTTATAGTGCCACAGCACTTGCTGGCCCTCCAATCCTAGTTGACCGGAAAACAGGTAAATACCTTGGCAACCTCAGCGGCAATCAGTATGACCAGAACTCAACAAGCAACCCGTATGGCAGGTATGGGTCTGAGTATTCTCAGGATAGCATAAACAACCCATACGGGAAGTACGGCAGTCAGTACAGCAATGATAGCCCGAATAATCCATACGCAACGAATGCCCCGGCAGTAATGGGCGTGCCAATGCCGAGTGATTACGGATACTAGCAAACCTTTAACCAAACCAAGCCGCCTAACCAGCGGCTTTTTTTATGCCTCGACACTTACGGTGCCACGGGGGAGTAAATGACTGATATCGAAATCATAAATGATTTATGCGTTAAGCACTCATACCCTAACCATATATTCGTTCCTTCATCTATTCGGGACCGTTATATCGATGAACTGAGGCTGTGCGCTAGATATGAGGCTGCCGCCATGCCAAGCCACTTATTAACTGTTACGTATGGCGGTACAGTCATACGGCCGTGGCCGGAAGGTGAGCTCTGTGGCTGACATCAGCCGTAAATCAGCGGGTAGGCCATTTGAGCCGGGCAAGAGCGGTAACCCTGGTGGACGTCCCAAGAAAGAGAAAGAAGAGCTGGACCTGATCGCCGCATGCAAGGCTAAGGTGCCTGATGCATTGAGAGTGATCGAGTCAATAATGAATGACGGACAGAACGAGCGCAACCGCATTACAGCCGCCGTGCATATCATTGAACGCGCTTATGGCAAGGCTGTGCAGCCCACTGATAACCTGCATAGTGGCGTGATAGACTCGCATATCGAACTGGTTATCGTGGATGGCCGGGAATGAAAAAAAGCGAAAAGAAAATAAAGCGCTTGATAATTGCCGGTGCTATTAAAAGAAATCGAGTGCTGCTATTAGAGGTGATTGCCATGAATCATGCTCTTTTGCAACGAATTAAAAAGATCCAATAGGAATGCAGATTGAAGTACCGCGCAAGCTCAAGCCGTTACTCTATCCCAGAAGATACAAAGGGGCATATGGTGGGCGTGGTGGCGCTAAGTCGCACTTCTTCGCTGAGCAGGCCATTCTCAAATGCTACGCGTCACCAGCGCGCGGCGTATGTATCCGCGAAGTACAAAACTCAATCAAGGATTCAGTCAAGCAACTCTTAGTAGACAAGATTGCCAAGCTCGGTCTCCAAAGCTTCTTTAGCGTCATTGAAAGCGAGATAAGAGGACAGAACGGTTCGCTCATTATCTTCAAGGGCATGCAGAGCTACAACGCGGACAATATCAAGTCGCTTGAAGCATATGATTTCGCGTGGGTAGAAGAGGCGCAGACGCTCTCACAGCATAGCCTTGACCTACTGAGACCTACCATACGCCGTGACGGCTCAGAGCTATGGTTCTCATGGAATCCTCGGTTTAAAACGGACCCGGTTGACCAGTTCTTCCGCAAGTCACCTCCAGAAGAGGCGATCAGCGTCATGATTAACTGGCGTGATAATCCGTGGTTCCCTGAAGTACTCAGGAAAGAGATGGATCACGACATGTCTGTTGATCCTGACAAGGCGGATCACATATGGAACGGCGCTTATGGATCGAGCCAGGGCGCCATTTTAGCGAGATGGATAAATGAAGCGGAGCGTAATGGGCGTATTAAAGACAGCGTTGCTTATGATCCCCATGGGGCTCCTGTGGATGTTTCTTGTGATATTGGTTTCCGTGACACTGCTTCTTGGTGGTATTGGCAGCGTTGTATTGGCGGTTATAGCCTGCTTCATTATGATGGTGACAACGGCCTTGACGCGGATGACTGGATACCTAGAGTCCAGAAAACAATCAAAGAATTAGGCTGTAAGCTCGGTAAAGTCTGGCTTCCGCATGATGCCAGGGCCAAGACATTTCAGAGCCGCCACACGACTGTAGAACGCTTTGTAACAGGCTTTGGCGTTGCGCATGTGGCCGTCGTACCCCAATCAAAGAAGTCTGACCAAATCAACGCTGCAAGGGCTGTAGTACAGAAGTGCGAGTTCCATCAGACTCGCTGCGAGAATGGCCTGGATGGTCTGAGGGCATGGGAGTTCGAGTGGAACGATGATAACAACGTGTTCTCTCGTGAGCCGCTTCACAATTGGGCGTCTCATCCTGCCGATGCGTTTGCGTACGGATGCCAAGTCATGCAAATGATCGATCCTCCCAAAGAGCCAGAGAAACCAAAGTATATGCAGGACGTGTCCCTGAATGAACTATGGGATGCGAATAAACGGCTAAAAAGCGGTAGAATTTGAATAATTCTATGGTACCAGTATCGATTATTGCGGGGTTATACCCGCTTTTTGCATTCTGTGGTACCAAAAAGGAAAATAAATGATGAATCGAACAGGCGCACCAGTAAATCTCAGCGCATCTGGAGTGGTATGTAATGCACAGGGAAATATTCTCGGCGTATTCTGTGCCTCATCCTCGTCTGGCACGCTTAAGCTGTGGAATAACACCGCTGGTTCAGGTGCGATCATTGTCAATACATTTTCATTGACTGCAGCCACTTTCTACCGTATCCCTGCTTCATTCGCTATCGGTTGCTATGCCACTATCGGCGGTACTGCTGATGTCACTTTCTTCGTCGGCTGATGCCTCAAGACAAGGACATGGCGTCGCTCAAGCGGCGTTATCTGCTTGACATTGAACTCTATGAAAGAACTTACAGGGATTGGGAGACACGCGGCAAGGGTATTGTCAAGAGGTACAGAGATGAGCGTGACTCTCTCCAGCAGTCCATTGGTAATGGCGATGCACGATATAACATACTGTGGAGTAATGTTCAAACAACTCTGCCCGCAGTCTTTGCAAGACTCCCTAAACCGGAGGTATCTAGACGCTACAAGGATAAAGACCCTGTTGGACGCGTCGCAAGTCTCTTACTTGAACGCGCTCTCGAATACGAAGTAGAGCAATACTCAGACTATGCCAGCGCGGTACAGTCAAGCGTAGAGGATCGTTTGCTACCGGGCCGTGGCATCGCCTGGATACGCTATGAGCCGGTAATGAAATCCGTTGCCGTGCCGGGTGAGTCGGATGCACAGATTACTGAAGATACACCAGAGCCGAAGAGCGCCGAGATAATTGATTATGAATGCGCTCCAGTTGATTACGTCCATTGGAAAGATTTTGGGCATAACGTAGCGCGCACGTGGGAAGAGGTTACGCTGGTATGGCGTCGTGTCCCTCTCACTCACAGCGAATGCATTAAGCGTTTCGGCAAGGAAATAGGCGGCCAGATTGCGCTGGACCAGAAGGCAGACTTCGACGAAGATCAGTTAACGACTCCCGAGGGCGAATCGCTCAAGAAAGCCACGATTTACGAGATATGGGATAAAACGGAAGGAATAGCCGTATGGATCGCCAAAAGCGTTCCTGAGGCTCTGGACTGCGTAGATGACCCTTTGCATCTAGATTGTTTCTTCCCTTGTCCTAAGCCTCTGTATGCCACGACCACGACAGACAGTCTTATCCCTGTAGCTGACTATGTTCAGTACCAGGATCAGGCCAGGGAACTGGATGTCATCTGCGAACGCATCGATGGATTGGTCAAGGCGCTAAAAGTCGTCGGAGTGTATGACTCCACGCAGACAGGCGTGCAGCGCATGCTGCAAGAGGGCGTGAACAATACGCTTATTCCTGTGGACAATTGGATGATGTTCGCGGAGAAGGGTGGTATCAAGGGAGTAGTGGAGTTTCTGCCCCTCGATATGATCATCAATGCCCTAAATGGGTTGTATCTTGCCCGTGAGCAGTCCAAAGCCGTGATCTACGAGATAACCGGCATATCAGATATTATCCGTGGCGCATCCGATCCTAATGAAACATTGGGCGCACAGCAACTCAAAGGTCAATTCGCTTCCAAGCGGTTAAAGAAGCTCCAGGATACGGTTTCGCAGTTCGCTACTGACCTGCTCAAGCTCAAAGCGCAGATTATCTGCAAGCATTATCAGCCGCAGTCCATCCTGACCATCTCAGGCGCGGCCCAACTCAACCCGATTGACCAGCAGTTCATTGGTCCGGCTATCGAGTTGCTGAAAACAGACGCATCGAGCAACTTCCGCATTGAAGTGTCCAGCGATTCGCTGATCGAGGTAGACGAGCAGCAGGAGAAGCAGAACCGGCTGGAGTTCCTGACTGCTGTATCTGGATTCATTGAGAAAGCCATCCAGGCGCCACCTGAGCTTGCCCCTCTCATGGGCGAGTTGCTTCTTTATGGTATCCGTGGATTCAAGGCAGGCAAGACGCTTGAAGGCGTATTTGACGAGACCATGGAGAGACTTAAGCAGAAAGCCGCGCAGCCTCAGCAGCCTCCTCCTGACCCCGCCATGATCGAGGCACAGAATCAAATGCAGATCGATCAAGCTAAGCTGCAAAGCTCCATGCAGATCGAGAACGCGAAACTCCAGACCGGACTCCAGTTAGAGCAGGCGAAGATGAGCGCAGAGCAGCAGCTTGAACAGGTACGCAATCAACTCGAAAGCCAGCGCGAGGCACAACGCTTGCAGATGGAATCCGCCCTTGAGCAACAAAAGATGGCAATGGAATCCCAAATAGCTCAGCGTCAGCATGAGTCGGATGCCCGTTTCGAAGTCTACAAGGCGCAATTGGATGCTCAAGTTAAGATTATGGTGGCTGAAATATCAGCTAAATCATCGGTGGACTCTGCCCAGATTGGTGCGGCTCAGGAAGCTACAGGAGCAGAGTCTAAGAAGGCAGACCCGATGAAGTCGCTCATGGATAAGCTCCAAGAGATGCACGACGACATGGCCGCTCCGGTTCAGTATGAGCGTGGTGGCGACGGCAAGGTTAAATCTATCAAAAAGGGTAAACGATCAATGAATGTTAGTTACGGGCCTGGTGGCCGCATGGTGGGGGTAGGATAATGGCAACAGTTGCAAAAGGCGACACATACGCAAACGATTTGCTGAAGCTGATTTTTAACGCTACCGCTATCGCCAATATTGCAGATAACGCTGCAACGAGTCCCTTAACGAATCTGTACGTCAGCCTTCACACCGCTGCTGTGGGCGGGTCTGGAAACCAGACTACCAGCGAATGCGCCTACACAAGTTATGCGCGCGTTGCCGTGGCGCGTACTTCTGGTGGCTGGACTGTGACAGCGGATAGCGTTTCTCCTGCCGCGAACGTCACCTTTCCTGCCGCTACCGGGGGTACGGAAACGGCGACCAATTGGGCTGTCGGTACGGCGTCATCCGGTACAGGGAAGGTTCTGTACAGAGGCGCTATCTCGCCTAATATTTCAATATCGAGTGGAGTTACTCCTATTTTGACGTCCGCATCAACAGTCAAAGAAGACTAATGGCAACTACATTCACACAAGCACAGGGCGCCAGAAGTTCCGCAATTCTGACAATGAGTACGCTGGCGAGCGCTACTTATATAGCAGGGTCTGCTATTGACTTAGGGGCGACAATCCCTATGGATGTTACTTTCGAGTGTACGGTAACTGTTACCTCACCGGTGGCACCGAACAACGTAGCCATCTTTGCGCAGTTATCTCTGGACAACACTAATTTTAGTACCGGACCTACCAGCAGCAATTCGGCTACCGACGAGTTGGATTTACATTACATCGGAAGTATCCCGTGCTACAGCACAGGGACGCATACCAAATTCTTTAGCCTTTCAGGTCTTCCCGTGGCGCGCTATTTGAAGCCCATAGCAAGGAACAATACGGGTGTTGCTTTAACATCTGGATTCATATACAAGGCGGACATTACCGGCGTCGGCACCTAAGAAATGGCTATCATCCTGCCGCGCAGGTTCAAAGGCCAGCCAAAAGGCGCGGTATCTGTCAATCACGCAGGGCTGGGGCGGGAAGTAAAGCTACTTCTTAATCCAGGCGTTGGATTTAGGGATGTCGCGTCCGGAGGAATCTGGACTCCGAACGGAAACACCAAGATACGTACGGTCGGTGGCCGTTCGCTTTATTTCGATCAAGCAGGATCGAGTACCGCTACGCTCACGTCGCCTGACCTGTCCAATCCTGCGGGAACGTTTTTCCTTTACGCATCCAGGATTGGTAGCTCGGATACAAGCGGCACTGTTTTTCTAAGCACATCTACCGGAAATAATAAGTACTATCATGTGCTTGGTGGTGAAACACGAGTAGATTGGGGGGTCGGTGGCGGTTCAACAAACACACTAACCCCGGGCTGCGTATTCAATACCGTCAATACCAGCATCGTTTTCTCCACGAACGGCAGCGGCGGTGCCGGAAAAAATGTTTACGTTAATGGTGTTCCCCAAGGAACGGCAGATGCCACAGCCCCTACTGCTTTCTCAGCAGGCGCTAATTCTCTGGTCATGGGAGCATATTGGGGCGGGAATGTCTGGGATTTAGACGGCGATATTCTCGTTGCTGGTTACGCAACCAGGGAATGGAGCCAGCAGGATGCTGTAGCTTTCCATGCGAACCCATGGCAGATATTCAAGGCAGCGCCTAGAAGGTTATGGGCGGTTCTCGTATCTACCGGCTCTGTCGGAACCGCTTCAGGGATTTCCGCTGCTGTAGCTGTCGGCGCAAGTAACAGTGCTTCAGTCGGAGCTTCCTCAGGACTTGCTTCTGCTTCTGGAACCGGCGCATCACAGTTCTCAGGTGTCGGTTCGAGTGCTGGCATTGCTTCCTCTCCCGGTATCGGGGCGGCTAACTTCTCAGGTGTAGGAACTGCCGCTGGTATCGCTTCTGCTGCTGCTGTAGGTGCTATTGCAGGATCATCCGGCACGGCTTCAGGCATCGCTTCTGCTAATGCCGTAGGATCGTCTACAGCAGCCTCAATAGGGTCGGCCAACGGGATAGCTGCAGCTACAGGCATTGGATCAAGCCAAGCGGTCTCTATAGGCTCTGCTGCGGGTATTGCCGCTGCCGCTGCTGTAGGTGACTACATATCGGCTGGTTCGACAACAGGAACGGTGGCTGCAACGTCTTCCGCTTCTGGAATCGGGGCGTCAAATGCCTCGGGTATCGGATCGTCGTCAGGGGTTGCGACAGCATCCGGCGTATCGACCGGCGGCGCTCAGGTAGGTGGCCACTATGCCGGGGTAGCTTATACCCGCAAGCCTAAGCCAAGAAAGCACGAAAAAGACGACGAGATAAGACAGGCTCTACTTCTAGAGATCGAGGGTGAGCAGGAAGAGATTATCCAGTCTGCCGCACCTATCGAGGTTAAGAGACAAGCCGCTGCAATCGTCCAGCCTTATGTGGTTGAGGCCGAATCAGTCGATATTGCCACGCTACAGCAGGACTTGACCCGCGTTAAACAGTTATTGGCCGAATGGCAGACTGAAGTCCAGAGGGGCATAGACGAGGATGAAGAACTTTTATTCATGTTTCACTAAAAATGCAAACACATTACCCTGAATTCCATCCCAACCCTGCTGGATGTTTTGTTCAGTTCACGGAACGATTGATGGTAATCCCCGAAGCGGATTACATCTCTTATATCGCTCAACTTCCCGAGCAAAAGAGATTCCACATACGTGGCGTTCTGTACTCGGCCGACTTTATGCCTATGCAGAGCCGCCGTTATCCTCGTTATATTGATAGCTGGAAAGAAAATGCGTAAATCATGGATTCAGGTGAATGGCGAACTAATCCCCAAAGAGGACTACGTTGCGCCAGTCCAGACAATCATTATGCCGGATATCCAGCCGTACAAGTCAATGGTGACGGGTGAAATGATCGGTAGCCGGTCAAAGCATCGCGCTCACCTGAAGCAACATGGGATGATCGAAATCGGCAATGAGAAGGTATCGCCAAGGCCTATGAGTGATGCGCCTGGATTGAGAGAAGATTTAGCAAGAGTTGTGTACGGCAGTAGATAGCGCCCACTCGCGAGAGTCGGATTTCCCCCGAAGTACTAAGATGGAGTTTTTATGGATTCGGACGTCAATCAAGACGCCACCGAGGACAGCCTACGCGATGATATCGCCGCTGCCTACGGTAGCGACGAACCTGTAGCGGAGGTAAAAGTTGAAGAAACGAAACCTGTTGCTGAAACGACAGAAAGAGCAAGAGACGAAGTTGGAAGGTTTGCAAAGAAGGATGGCGAAGTTACGCCAGAAGGGGTGCCTGATGCCCCTGCCGCAGAACCTGCACCGGTTGCCAATACTAACACCAGGAAGCCTCCACAATCCTGGCGACAAGACCTAAAGGATAAGTTCCTCACGCTCGATCCTGAAATACAGGATGAGGCAATACGGCGCGAGAATGACTACAACAAGGGCATCCAGCGTTATGCAGAAGACGCTAAGTATGCCGCTACTGTCAAGCCGGTATTTGACAAGTGGGCGCCATATCTCAACCAGTTACAAGTCCAGCCTGCCGAAGCATTTGACAGACTGATTCAGGCAGAGCAAGCGCTGCGCACCGGCTCACCCTCCCAAAAGGAAGCCGCGTTTATCAAACTCGCAGCAGATTACGGTATCAATCTTGGAAACCAATCCCAAGAGCAGCAGAACATCGATCCCAACGTACAACATGCACTCCAGCGTGTCCAGTACTTGGAAGAGCAGATCAGAAATCAGCAGCACTTACAGCAACAAGAGCAGCAACGCAAGCAGCAAGCCGAACAGGCCGAACTCACGCGCCAGATCGAAGAATTCTCCAGCAGTCCGAATCGCCCTCACTTTGAGTCAGTACGCGACGATATGTCGAAACTGCTCCAGGCGGGTTACGCGGAGTCACTGGATGATGCCTACGATAAGGCCGTATGGGCAAGGCCAGATATACGCTCCACGCTTTTGAAGGATGAAGAGGCGAAGCGGATCCAGGAACAGGCGAAAGTTGCGGAAACGGCAAAGGCCAAGGCCAGAAGCATCACGGGTTCTCCGTCAGGTGCGGCTGTACCGGTGGCTAATGTGAGCATTCGCGGCGATATAGAGGATGCATGGAATAACTCCTCTGGCCGTCTTTAATCTAATCCCTTCATAAAGGACTTTTCATCATGGCTTCTCCGAACCTATCGGAAATCATCACTACGACCCTGCGTAACCGTACGGGTAAACTGGCGAATAACGTCAGCAAAAACAATGCAATTCTTAACCGCCTGAACAAAAAGGGCAATGTCAAACCGGCTGCTGGTGGGCGTACCATCGTCCAAGAACTGGAATACGCCGAGAACAGCACTTACAAGCGCTACAGCGGGTACGAAGCGCTGAATATCAGCCCCAGCGACGTGTTTACAGCGGCTGAGTTCGACTGGAAGCAGGGAGCGGTAGCTGTATCTATCTCTGGCTTGGAACAACTCCAGAACAGCGGTAAAGAGCGCATCATTGATCTGCTGGAATCGCGCATCAAGAACGCTGAGCGCACGATGGCAAACAACATGAGCGCCGACTTCTACTCGGACGGCACAGCGGACGGCGGCAAACAAATCGGCGGTCTTCAATCGCTGGTGGCTGATACGCCTACCAACACTGTTGGCGGTATCAATCGCAGCACCTGGTCCTTCTGGAAAAATTACACCTTCGATGCCACGACGGACGGCGGCGCGGCGGCGACCAACAGCAATATTCAGTCCTACATGAACCGGGTATGGCTGGCTACTGTGCGCGGAACGGACCGGCCTGACCTGATCATTGCCGATAACGTCTATTACCGGCTGTATTGGGAATCGCTCCAAGCCATTCAGCGGATTACCTCCACCGACATGGCAGAAGCAGGCTTCTCAAGCCTGAAGTTCATGGACGCGGATGTAGTATTCGATGGCGGCTACGGCGGCAACGCACCGGCCAATCACATGTACTTCCTGAATACGGATTACATCTTCTGGCGCCCTCACACTGACCGGAACATGGTTCCCCTGGACCCTGACCGTTTCTCGGTGAATCAGGACGCGATGGTCAAGCTGATCGCATTCGCCGGAAACATGACGCTCTCGAATGCCTTCACTCAAGGCGTCCTCAAAGATTAATCATAGCGCCCTTCGGGGCGCGTCTTTATAAGGAAATATCATGTTAGAAATGGGAATTAAACCCACTAGCGTAGTGGCTGCTGGTGGGGTGCCTGAGTATGGAGTCGGGCAACGGGCAGCCGGTGCGGCATCGGTTAACGCTGGCGGCGTCCTCGGCATGAAAGAGTATATCTATGTTCAGGACTCCGGCTCGGGCATTACCGGAGAAGGGTACATCTGCGTATTTGATCCGGTTGCCGGAACTGCTGTGATGGCTACCACCACAAACACCGCAGGTGGAACGGGTCAAGGCAAGCTGTTTGGTATTGCCCAAGCCGCTATCGCTGCGAACGGCTACGGCTGGCTGCAAATTTACGGTCTGACCAATGTCAACGTGCTTACCCTGGCGGCTGCATATACGCAAATCAACACGACCGCCACAGCGGGAACTGCTGATGATGACGCCACTGCTGGCGCGCGTGTGCTGCATGGGTTGAATTTGACCACAGCACGAGGCGCGAGTACCGGATTGGCGCCGGGCTTTATCTCCTGGCCGTGGATAGGTCGCACTCTGTAATATTTTCACCCCCGCTTCGGCGGGGTTTTTTAATCCAAAGGAGTAATTATGTTAGCTGAGCCGACCGTAATGAACGGCCACGTGTCTCATGGTACAGATCGCGCTGCGCTGGTGCGTTTCTACAAATTCGAAATCCACGGAATGGTGGGCACCAAGACTCAAGACTTTATCGAAATCATCTCGCCGGGTGACACTAAATCTGAGATGCGCAGGCAGGTACAAGACAGCGACAAAATCCGCTGGCCGGATGCCTGGAAAGCCTATGAAGCCGGAGAAGAATTCAAGGCACAAGGAACACCCTTGGAACAGTGGAGAGAGATTGACTCGTCCATGATCCGGGAACTCAATCACAAGCATATTTACACCATTGAACAACTCGCCAACCTGGGAGACACCGGAATCGATAACGTGGGCATGGGCGCGCGGATGTTGGTAGCGAAAGCCAAAGCATTTATCGAAGTCAACAAGGATGCTGAAGCGGTAGGACGCTATGCCGCGCAGTTCGAGAGCATCAAGTCAGAAAACGAATTACTGCAGGATGAAAACCGCAAGTTGGCGGCTCGTCTGCAGGCTCTGGAAGACCGTCTGCATGAAGAGCCGAAGAAAACCTTAACTCTACCGAAGAAATAATGAACCTCTTGCAACTTGTCCAGGCTACATGCGCTGAGTTGGGGATACCTCAACCTAACGCAGTTGCGTCTACCACCGATCCTCAAATAGCGCAGATTTACGCGCTCATGAATAAAGTGGGTAATGACGTGATCACCAATGACAATTGGCAGGGTCTGGACAAGGAGTACAGGTTCAATACGGTTGTTCACTCTGTGACAGGCGACACGACGCTGGATTCAGCAGTAGTCCAGAATATCAGCAGCACGGCGGGGATAGTAGCTGGCACGTTCATGTGTACCGGGCTGAATATTCCGTCCGATACCTACGTTCTATCCGTTGACTCATCCACGCAAGTAACGCTGAGCAATCCAGCGAGCGGGAGCGCCACGGGATCATCCCTCGTATTCGCTCAGACAAAATATGCATTGCCCTCGGATTACGATCACCAGTTGAACCGGACGCAATGGGACAAAACGAACCATTGGGAACTGCTTGGGCCGAAGTCTCCTCAAGAGTGGCAGTATCTGAAAAGCGGGATAGTCTCTACCGGGCCGCGCATGCGCTACCGGATTCTTGGAGGGTATTTTCAACTCTGGCCGCCGTCCCCTACACAGTCTCAACTAGGCTTCGAATACCTATCGAATGCATGGGTAACGAGTTCTGCCGGAGTCGGCAAGACTCAATTCTCAGCCGACGATGATATATGTAATTTCCGTGACAGAACAATGATCTGTGGGACAAAGTTCGAGTTCTTCAACATCAAGGGAATGGATACCACTTCTCTCTCACGTGACTATTACATTCAGTTAAATAAGGAAATGGCTTTTGACCGTGGCGCACCGACCCTCAGTCTTGCACCGAGCGGCGCTCCGTTGTTCATCAGTCCCGGTTCTATTCCAGATTCAGGCTACGGGCATTAATGGCTTTGATGCGCATGGGCCGCAAGATGATTGCGGGAGTGGCCTCTATTCCGGCGCCTATTGGGGGATGGAACGCGCAAAGCGCTATCTCTGCCATGAAAGAGACGGACGCGGTTCAAATGATCAACATGTTCCCGAACACGACAGATGTCATGTTGCGGAACGGTTACACCGATTACGTTACCGGAATCACTGGCACCGTCGAGACGCTTGCAGCCTATAACTCGGCGACTACCAGTCAGTTATTTGGATCGACTTCAGACTCTGTTTACAACGTCACCAATAGCGGCGCTGTAGGAGCCGCTGTAGTGTCTACCGGTATCACGGTAGGCAGATGGCAGCACATAAACTTTAACGTCCCTGGCGGCGCTCAGTGGCTTTACATGGTCAACGGCACTGACAAGCCGCTGGCCTATGACGGCACGACTTGGACGCATGTTGACGCGGCCTCTACTCCTGCCATTACAGGGGTCACGACCACCAATCTGATAGGCGTGAACGTCTTCAAACATCGCATCTGGTTTGTTGAGAAAAATTCAACCAGGGCATGGTATCTCGGAACTGACTCTATTGGAGGGGCCGCTACCAGCTTCGACGTAGGCGCATTGTTCACGCAGGGCGGCTACTTGATGGCGCTTGCCACATGGAGCATAGACGCCGGGTATGGCCTGGACGATACGCTGGTATTCATCTCGTCCAAAGGCGAAGTAGCAGTCTACCAGGGAACGGACCCTACAAGCGCGACGACTTTCTCCCTGACGGGCGTTTTCAGCATGGGTTCCCCCATCGGAAGACGGTGTTTCATGAAGTTTGGCGGCGATTTGCTGATCATTACGCAAGATGGCCTGATGCCGCTCTCAAAAGCGCTGTTATCGGCCCGTATCAGCAAGCAATCAGCCATTACGTTCAAGATTCAATACGCAGTTTCTACCGCGGTAACGTCCTATGGTGCCAACTTCGGATGGCAGATCATCCAATACCCATCCGAGAACATGATCCTGCTGAATGTGCCTATCTCAACGACTCAGTTCGAGCAGTACGTCATGAATACTCTGAACGGC